GCATATTTTGAATATACTACTTTACCTGTTAATACTATTATCTTATTAGGTAAATCTCTTTATGATAATATACTTACTAAGTTAATTAAATATAAACCAAATGTTATTATATTATTAAATCCTGATGCTATTGACAAAAGGGAATATTTTAATTATAAAATGACTCCCAATTCATCATTGGAGATTCAGGAACGATTATTGAGTTTAGGATTAGAAAATGTAAAGGTACAAATGTATAATGATAATAAAGATTTGAATAATAATATGCAAATTTATGGAAAAGATTATATATTTGATTTAATTAAAACGAATTTAAAACAATAAATTTTATTTTATAAAATGGAAAATAATGTTAGATATACAAAAAGAAAAGTTAGATAAAGAGATTTACAAAAAATATGAAAAATTAGTTATAAATTACTTTTATTCTAAAACTTTGGATGCACAATTATCTAAAGATTTAAGTGCTGAAACAATGAGCAAAATAATTATCAATTATCATAAAAAACTTAATAAAAAAACACTAGATAATTGGGTATTTACTGTTACACAAAATCATTTTTATGATTATGTAAGAAAAATCAACAGAAAAAAATATAAAAAATATGTTTCAATAGATGAAAAATCACAATTCATTGATAATGTTTTTATTAATAGTGATTATGAAAATCAATTTAATTCTATAAACGAAATTATGAAAATTTGTCATGATGAAACTTTAAAAAATTTTTATGAATATAAATATTTAAAACATTATGATAATAAGACGATTATAAAAGAAATGAATATTACATATAAAAAAATTAAATTTTTTGATGAAAATTTAGTATCTTTTTTAAAGAATCAAGTATTGGATAACCTATTTACATGAAACTAAATGCGTGTGAATAGGAAAATTAAAAAATACAATGTTGAAGAAACAGCAGAAGACAAGCTAAAGGAGAAAAAGAACGAGATTAGAAAAAAAGTTGGAAAACCATATTTAAAAATTTCTCCTAAAACCGAAAACCAAGAAAAATTTGTTGAAGATATCTTGGACAATGAATCAATGTATGTAATTGCTACAGGAATTGCAGGTGCAGGTAAAACCTTCATAGCATTGGTTCAAGCAATAAACTTATTATTATCAGATAATAATAACTATACAAAGATTAGAATATTTAAACCTTTAAAACAACTACAAGGTGAAGATATTGGTATATTACCAGGCGGTGTTGAAGAAAAATTAGAATATGTTTTAATGTCTTATTCAATGCAATTAAATAAACTATTAAGTCCAATTGCATTGGAAATATTATTCAAAGAAAAAATCATTGAAGTAATACCAATGGGTAATTTAAGAGGTTTATCTCTTGATAATATTAATATCTTTGATGAATTCCAAAATGTATCAGTTGATAATACTGAAACCGTTTTAACTCGTCTTGAAGAAGGTGCTAAAATGATTATTATTGGTGATATTCGTCAAAGAGATTTTAAAGATAAAACCGATAATGGATTAATGTTTTTAACTCAACATTTTAGAGATTTTGATGAACATATTAAAGTCATTGAATTTGTTGATTCAGATTGCGTAAGAAGTCCATTAATTCAAAAAATAACAAAATTATTTGATGAGAAAAAACCGTAATGAAAAATTTCTTAGATAACATAAAACACAGTAAATTAGGGAAAATTTTAGACATACTTTTCTTGGGAACTTTTTTTAGAATCCATAAATTTGTCCTATATTTGTTTGTACCAACTCTAATATTTTCTTTCATGCAATACTTCCGTATTTTAGGTATAGATGACCATTTTATGGTTATTCTAACCCTAATATTGCTTCCAATATTTATCATTGGTGCATTTTGGTTCATCTACAAAACAACAAAATTAGACTAACAATTAATAACATATCCTGTTTGTAGTAAAATATAAACAGGATTTTTTTATACTTAAATTTACAAAAATGATTACACAAGAAAGATTAGAATTTAAACCATTTCAATATCAATGGGCATATGAGGCATGGTTTAAACAACAGAATGCACATTGGTTGCATACTGAAATTAATATGCAAAAAGATGTTAAAGATTGGAATAATGGTTTAACATTTAAAGAAAAAAATGTTATTGGTAACATCCTAAAAGGATTTACACAAACAGAAACTGTTGTTAATGACTATTGGTCAACTTATGTAACAAAATGGTTTCCTGTTCCTGAAATTAAAATGATGGCAAGTACATTTGGAGCATTTGAAACAATCCATGCTGTTGCTTATTCATATCTTAATGATACATTGGGTTTAACAGACTTTAAATCATTTATGGAGGATGATGCTACTATGGCTAAACTTGAAGCATTGATGGAAATTGACCCTAATGATACAAATCTTACTAATATTGCAAGAAGTCTTGCATTATTCTCTGCTTGTGCAGAAGGCATCCAATTATATTCTTCATTTGCAGTTCTTCTTTCTTTTAGAAAAAAGAATATGATGACAGGTATTGGTCAACAAATGATTTTTTCAGTTCGTGATGAATCTTTACACTCTGAATCAGGTTGTAAGTTGTTCAGAACATTAATTGAAGAAAATCCATCAATTTGGACAGATGAATTAAAAAATACAATTTATCAAGGTGTTGATTTAGCAATTACCAATGAATTTAATTACATTGATAAAATATTTGAACTTGGTAATTTGGAAACCATTACAAAAGATATTCTTAAAAACTTTATGTTTGACAGAGCAAACAGAAAACTTAAAGAGTTAATGTTACAACCTGTCTATACTGTTGATAATGATTTACTTAAAGAAATGGAATGGTTTTATATTGCTACATCAGGCGAACAACAAACCGATTTCTTTGCAAATCGTGAAACTTCATACTCAAAACCAAATGAAGATTGGAATAATACAGATGACTTATTTTAAAATAAAAAAATGAAATTAGAAACACACGACATAGCTAGAAACATGGGTTGGAAAGTTGGTATTGACTTTCCTGAATGGGGTAATAATGCACTTTACCTTACAACGATTAAAGGTGGATACCTTCTTGATGGTGAAACACCAAAAGATGGATATACAAGAGTATCATCAAGAGCAGCAGAGTTATTAAATAAACCTGAATTTCAAGAAAGATTCTTTGATATTCTTTGGAAAGGATGGTTAATTCCATCTACACCTGTAATGGCTAATCTTGGAACAGATGTAGCATTACCTATTAGTTGTTTCTCTTCTCATGTTGGTGATTCTATGTATGAAATCTATCGTAAGAATCTTGAGATGGCAATGCTTTCAAAATATGGTGGAGGTACTGCATACGATTTTTCTTCAATCAGAGCAATGGGTACTAAAATCAAAGATGGTAGAGGTGGAAGTTCAGATGGTATAATTCCATTTATTAAATCTTATGACTCAACTATCTTAGCATCTAAGCAAGGAAAGACAAGAAGAGGTGCTGTAGCGATTTATTTGAATGCAGAACATGGTGAATTCAAAGAATTTCTTGAAGTAAGAGAACCAAAAGGTGATGTAAATAGACAATCACACAATATTCATCAAGGCGCAATTTTTACAGATGAGTTTATGAATAAAGTTGTTGATAAAAATGGTAAGGAAAGAGAAATTTGGCTTGAAACTTTAAAGAAAAGAGTAAAGACAGGTGAACCTTATACTATGTTCATTGACAATGCTAATAATTCTGTACCTGATTGGTGGCATAAAAATAATTTGAAGATTAGACATTCAAATCTTTGTTCTGAAATCTTTTTACCAACAGATGAAAATCATACTTTAGTGTGTTGTCTTTCTTCCTTAAATCTTGTTAAGTTTGAAGAATGGAAAGGTACTGATACTGTTTATCTTTCTGTAATGTTTTTAGATGCTGTAATGGAAGACTTTCTTCAAAAGGGTAACTCAGAGTCATATAAAGGAATTGAGGATGCTGTGCGCTTTGCTACGAAGTCAAGAGCATTAGGATTGGGTGCATTAGGTTGGCATAGTTTCTTACAAAGCAAATTAATTCCATTTGTTTCTATTGAAGCTAATGCTTGGACTAATATTATCTTTAAATATATTAAAGATGAATCCGAAAGAGCAACAATGGATTTGGCAAAAGAATATGGCGAACCTGAATGGTGTCAAGGAACAGGTAGAAGAAACTTAACTCTTCTTGCTATTGCACCAAATAGGTCTTCATCAAAACTAGCAGGTGGTTATTCACAAGGTGTTGAACCAATTGCAGCAAACATTTATATGGATGATGATGCAAAAGGATTACACATTAGAAGAAATCCATTTTTAGAACAATTATTAGAATCTAAAGGTAAAAACTTACCACAGGTTTGGGATGCAATTTCTGAAGATAAGGGTTCGGTTATTAATGTTAGATGTATGAGTACAGAAGAAAAGGCTGTTTTCAAAACATTCAAGGAAATTAATCAACTTGAACTTGTTAGACAGGCAGGTATTCGTCAAAAATATATTGACCAAGGACAATCATTGAATCTTGCATTCTTTAATGATGCACCTGCTAAGTTTATTAATCAAGTTCACATTGAAGCATGGAAACTTGGATTAAAATCTTTATATTATTTGAGGTCTGAGTCTGTATTGAGAGCAGATACAAAAGAACAAAGAGATTTATATTCAGAATGTATAATGTGTGAAGGATAAATGGAATCTTTAATTAGAAATAAAAATTATTTAAAAAAAGTTATTGATTTTACAGGAATCAGTAATAAAAAAATACATCCATCTGATATAGATTGTGTTTTAGAATTTAATGATAGATATTTAATTCTTATGGAATTTAAATTTCAAAAAGAAGGTGTTACCATTCCAACAGGACAACAATTATTGTTAGAAAGAATTTCTAAAGCATGGGATAAATCGGATTCAATAAAAAAATCAGTTATCTTAAAAGTTATTCACAATTCAAATGATGATGTTATTTTAGCAAGAAATTGTAAAGTTACTGAAATCTATGCTGACAAAAAATGGTTTAAAACTAAAATGGAATTAAAAAAATGTTTGCTCAAACTAGGTGAAAAATGGGATTGCGAAAAATTAAAACTAATGTGATAAAACTAATCCCCATAATTTGGGGATTTTTTACTTTATCTGTTTATGGTCAAAAGATAGGTAAACCTAAACTTTCTTTGAAAGATTATTCAAGAAAAGAATTTTTTAATATCCTATTAAAAGAAAATGGATATATTGAAATTGAGGTTGAAGTTAGAATGACAGATATTTTTGAAAAAGTTCAAATAATTGATTTATATAGAAGAAAAAATTTTTTTGTACCATGCCATGATGATGATTATATTCTTGATAAGAATAATAAAATTTTCTTAAAAAAGAAAATAATTTTATTGAATCAACTAAAAGAAAAAGGAGAGTTCTATAGTATAAATCTAAAGTTAATTAGTAAAACAAATAAAAAACTTTATAATGAAAATATAAAACTCTCCAAAAGAAGATTAATAAACAAAGAAAAGATTAAAATTAAGTTTATTTAATTATAATTTTCATTACTTTTGAATCTTTCTCTTCTTTCAATTTACATTCAATACTAAGAATACATTTCTCAAATTTTACATTTATACTATTAACATCATAATATTTTAATGGTAGATAATATTTTTTGTAATACTGACTATCTAACATACTTGAATTACCTTCAACTGTCAAATAGTCATTTTCATATGATACAGAAACTTCTTCTTTATCAAATCCTGCAAATTGTAATTGTTTAACAAAGTCTTTCTTATCATTATTTAAAGAAAAATATTGCCATCTTGATGTACTAACATCAGTCCTTAAACCAGCATCTTTTAAAAAGATATCTTCAAGATTATAATTTATCATAATATTTTTATTTTATACATATAAATATACAATATTTATACCAAAAAAAATCCCATCGGATACCAATGGGATTTTCAATTTTTAAATTATTACTATTATTAGTAATTATTTTCAGCTAAGTCGTAACTTAAAGTAAGCGTAATTTTTTGTACTTCATCACTAGTATATTCATTCTTTCCAAAATCAATATTACTGATGAATGCTCCAAAAATTGTGAACTGTTGAACACCTACAAGAGTTGGGTCAAGAGCAACAAGTCTTAAATCTTTCTTATAACCTGAAGCATAACCCATTCTACCTGTTAAGTTTTCAGCACATAGTCTATACCATTCCATAATCAATTGTACTGAGGATGGACCTTGTAAGTCAATTAATTCAACAGTTAGGTCATCAAAAGTTACATGACCTGCAACTTTTTGTTCATAGTTCAAATATTTAATTGGAACTGAGTTAACTTTCATTTTAGGTCTATCAACAGCATTAACAATCCAAGCATATTGACTCATGTCAATATCACCTGGGAAAAACAACTCAAACCTATTAGGTCTGAGAGGTTCATATTGGGTAGGTACATTTCTAAATCCTTGTGGCATTTTATTTCTTTATTTTAAATAGTATTTTTTTATTGTTTATCCATTAAAACTTAGTGAACTTGTAGATTTATTTACAACCTC